GCCAGAGGAGAGCACAAATGCAGGAAACAGAAACGCCGTCGCCTAGCGCGGAGCCCAACGCGAGTCCAGCGCCGTCTCTTGAGACGGCTCAGATCCCCAATACTCCACCGCAGGCGGCGGCTCCTACGTCAGCCGCACAGGTGATCGGAAATGCAACAACCGACACGCATGATGCACGCCTGCTTGCAGGCAAGTACAAGAGTGTAGAGGATTTGGAGAAGTCATACCTCGAAGCGCAGAAGCAGTTGCATCAGCGCACCATCGAGAGCATTGACACGCTCACACAACGCACTGGAATCAATCTTGCGGAAACCACGAATGCGTTTATGCAGAGTGGACAACTGCCGCTTTCGGCGGTCGAAGCGTTTGCGAAGGCTGGAATTGGTCGAGCGATGGCAGAGCGCATCGTTCAGGGAGAGGCAGCAAAGATTCAACTAGCACAGTCGCAAGTCGAAAGCGCAATCACTGAAGTCACGAACATTGCTGGCGGGCAGGCGCAACGAGACAACGTGCTGAATTGGGCTGCGAGCTCGCTCGCCAAGGGTGATGTTGAGCGGTTGAACGCTCGACTTGCCGACGCGACACAAGCAGCCTCTGCCATGAGAGAACTTATGTTCCTTCATCAACAGGCGATAGGCGCAGGGAAGGCGCGCCCGCTTGTGTCTGGTCAAGTTCCTGCGGCAGTTGTTTCTGGCTATTCATCAACGACTGAGGTTGTGCAGGCGATGGCGCGAGTACGCAAGCAGGGGTATGTAGACGAGGAGACTTCGCGCCGCCTCGCAAACACGCCTCGCAACTACATTGAGGGCCACTGACATGAGCCAAAACCTTGTGCAAACAACCACGCAGCAAGTCAGTTATCTTGAATCTATCGGGTCAACCTGTCGGTTTTCTGTTGAGTTTCGTGGGGACAATCCTTCGAAGCGTGTTTGCGAGCTTGTTGACATCGCCACGGGCAATTCGTGGAACAAGACTCTTGGCGAAGAGTGGCAAGAGACATTTGATCGCTGCATTGAAACATCAAGGTCTACGCAGTCTTTGAAGCCAAAGACGGCGGCAGAACTTGCCCAAGACGCAATGACGCTCGCGGCAGAGAACGCTCGACTGCGGGAGATGGTGGAGGCTGCACAGGCTAGTGCGGCCTCGGCTCCCAAGCGCAAAGCGCAAACAACCGATCCAAGCTAGGCTCTCCTGCGCTCGCGGTGGTTCTCACGGACCCCGCGGGTTTTACCTTTCTGTTTGGGGATCGTCCTTCCATTGGGGCGGTTCCTTTTTTCGCTACGGCCCGTGACCAGCCAGATACCCGCGCAAGCGGCCTGGGACTCGGAACGGATACCCGTGCAACCCGTGTTTCTTCTTTTTCGCATCAATCAAACAAAGGACTTGCCAAATGGCAAATACGAATTTTGAAAGGGCGTTGTCTGCGTGGAGTGGGTCAGCCCACACAGCAGACAATATGGCCCTGACTGTTTTCTCTGGAACTGTTGTGGAGGCGTTCCAGACTGCAAGCGTGTTCTACGACCGCAGCAGCACGTTTATTTCCACGAAGCAACTCAACGGAGCAATCTCAGCTCAGTGGCCGCGTATGGGCGACGATCCAATCGCGTCCTACCACACACCTGGCGTTGAATTGAATGTTCTGTCTGGCTCTGCTGTTTCGCGCATCAAGAGCGATCAGGTTGTCATCACTTGTGATGAGATCTTGGCCAACGCAATTGATGTTCCGTTCCGCGAATTGGCACTGCTGCACTACGAGGTGCTCGGTCCGTATGCAACCAAGCTCGGACGCAACATTGCGCGAATCCTTGATCGCAAGATCGCCATTCTCGCAATGAAGGGTTCTGTTGCCCCTTCCGTTGCCAACATTCATCAAGGCGGCATGAACGTCAATCGCACTGGCAGCAACGTTCTGACAACTGCGTTCCCAACGAGTCCAGCTGGTGCTTACAACTTCCGCACAAATCTGAACTCACTCGCCCAGACGTTTGACGAGCGTTCGGTTCCAGCCGAAGGTCGTTTCTTGTTCATCACGCCGTACATCAAGTCTGTCCTGCGTTTTGAAGCAAACTTTGATGGATCGGCTCTCACAAGCGTTCCAACAATGGCGTCAACGTACAACCGAGACTTGTCGAACCAGCCAAACGATGTCAATGACCGAATCGTTGGCCGCCTCGAAGGCTTCAACGTGATTGTTACCAACAATCTGCCTTCTACGGATCTGTCCGCCCCATCTGCTGGCACGGAAGATGCAGCTGTTGCCAATGTTGCCAAGTATCAGGGCGTTTTCACTGGCGCAAGCACCAACAAGCGTCCAGTCGCCGTTGCCCTGTGCTCTGCGGATACCGGAAGCCCCGGCATCGGCATGGTTCAGGCAATGGGAATGACGAGTCACATCTCGCCAGACGAGCGACGCAACACGCAGTTCCTCAAGGCGCAGATCATGTGCGGCCTTGATGTGATTTGCCCGTGGTCCTGCGGCAGCATCTCGTTCAGCGCAAGCTGATTCACTTTTGACGCAACCCCCGGAAGCTGGGGGGTGGGGCTTCGGCTCCACCCCCTAGTTATTTCTTATGACCACCGAGTCAGGCCGTATCGTCAATCTGTCGTTTCGTGATTGGCTAGGTCTTATCGGCCTTGTCATTTCCATGCTTGTCATTGTCGTTGGCTGTTGGATTCAACTTATTCGCATGATGGAGCGCATCGACGCAAGCGTTCAGTTTCACAACCAACGACTCCAACGAATTGAGTCGCAACTCGACACAAGGAAACCATGAGCATTCATTCAAACATCGTTACGAAACGCATTGACGGGACGGCAAACGACATTACTGGTCACGTTGTCGGCTCGTTCTTGAGCACACCGCAGCCAAATCTGAGAAAGGCTGAAACAACTGGCAACTCTGCGGCGGCTTACCCCACCGCTGCCCCGACAACAACCGCGCCGTCAACTACCGGCGCAACGATGCTGCTCTACAACTCGACAACTGAGCAGCCCAACTTGCTGATGATTGCACCGTACTCAACAGTAAACAATGCAGCTTCGCCAGGGGTCAGGATCATCGGATGGCGTAGCTATGTGCAATCTGCAAGCACGCTCTACTTCCCAACAGTGCTTGCCGACCTCACGCTTACATACAGCACAGCGACTTCTGCCGTACTCATCGACGCCGCCAATCGGCATTTCTTCTACGCAATCACTTCTGCAAGCGGAGTGCCAACCGTCAATTTGTACTCGCCGGGATCGACTGTTTCGGCGGCATCTAATCCGCCTGCGTGTGCTTTGATTGACACCGTGGGATCGCAAATCATCACAGCGCAATTCAAGTCAAGCAGCGCAACAACCTTCGGCGCACTTTACTGCGTTATTTGATATGCGAAGCTCGATCTCTCGCTCTAGTCGGCCTTCAGCGCGCAGCGTTCTCCAGAAGATAGGCATGATGGAAAAATCTGAGGATTCGTACGCTGTCGATATCTTGATTGTTGCGGGTGGTGGCGGCGGGGGTGGAACAGCAAACAACCAGTATGGCGGGGGCGGAGGCGGTGGCGGTGGCTTTGTTTCGTCTAGTGTAAGTCTAATAGTTGGATCTTCATACATAGTTGTTATCGGGGCTGGTGGTGGTGGAGGTGTTGGATCTTTAGCAGGATCAGATGGCGGAACAAGCAGTATCAGTAATCTGTCGCTCAATTCTGCGGTTGGCGGTGGCGGTGGCGGCCGAGGCAGCGGATCGAGTTCGCCAGGAAGAAGCGGTGGAAGCGGAGGAGGTGCGGGAGGATTCCCCGGTCAAGCGGCTGGATCAGGCACAAGTGGCCAAGGCTTCAGCGGAGGCAATCCCGGCGCAGACGCAAGCCCATATCGAGGCGCAGGCGGTGGTGGTGCTGATTCCGCAGGATCTGACGGCAACGCAAGCAACGGCAACGGTGGAGACGCATTAGTTTTCTCCGACGACTACGAATACGCGAGTGGTGGTGGCGGCGGATCAACCACAAGTGCATCTGGCGGCAGTGGTCGTGCTGTTGGTGGAAGCGGCGGCAACGCAATCAATACAACAGGCCAAAATGCTGTATATCACAATATAGAGGGTGAATCTGTTGGCACTGGCGGCGGTGGCGGCGGTGCAGGAGCCACTGGTTCTGGAGCTGCAACCACAAGCGGAGGGTCAGGCTCAGACGGAATTGTTGTCATTCGTTATGAAGGAGTCAATAGAAACCCTACATACAGTGGCACGATGGCAACTACTGACGCGGACGGATACATTACACACTACCTGATAGATAGCGGGACGTTTGTAGCATGAGGGCTGCACAAATAATTGATGGCGCAGTAGTCGAAGTCATTATTGTTGGCGATCCCGCTGGCCTTACTTGGGCAACCGTTAATGTTGCTGGTGGTGAGTGGGTCAATGGCGCAGACGCCAAAATTGGATACTTGTATGTTGACGGAAAGTTTGTCACACCGATGGATCAGCAAGATTGAAATGGATATTGTGTCTGCTGCTTGCAGGCTGTTCGGCCAGTGAACGCATAAGTACAACCGCAACGGCGATTCGACAAAAAGCTGATGAAATCATCGTGTCGGTGGATCAAATCCGCGACAATGATGCACAGGTGCAACAAATACGGTCCAATGCAGAGTCGATCCGTGAAGCAGTCGGCGTGATTCACGCCACCGTGCCGCATGTAGCAGATATCACGCCCTGGTGGGCAACGCTGCTGAAGTGGCTAGCAATGGCTGCGGTCGGCGCTGCCGCCGTTTGGCTCTTGACTGCCAGCGGAATACTCGGCGCGATACGCGCAGCAATCGGCTGGATACCAACTCGCACACGATCTACGGCATCCATGATCTCATCGACCATCCGCGACGACAAGCCCGAGACTGTTCGTGAACTCGTTGCAATGATGCGGGCGCAAGACCCGA